CCGACTGACCTGCTCGAAGCAGCCCTAGACGTTGTGATGGCTCGGTACAACACGGTGGACGATGATCCGAGTAGGGGGCCGGTGAAGTTCGAGCGGATCGACGGTTCGGTGTCTGTCAGTTATGGCGACCCTGCGGGTAGTGACTCCAGTACGGGCCTGTTGTCACCGCACCTGATGGTCCTCAACACCTACAGATCCGAGAGAACACAGGGGGCCTGGTAATGGGCCAGCTTGCCCGAACTTTCGACAGCCTGATGCAACGCTATGGGTTCGACAGTGATCTGGTTCGCCTGGTCTCGTCAACCACCGAGATCCGGGTGCCTGTCAGGGTTCGTCGCCGGTACGCTGAAGAACAACAGTTGACACATGACATATCTCAGACGACTGCCTGGTTCATCGTGCGTCGGGCAGAATTAGAGCAGGCCGGGTTCCCCTTGCCAATCAAAAAAGGAGACCGGTTGCTGGAGGATGGGGTTTACTATACTGCGTATGTGGTGGAACCTCTGATGGATGGGCCGAACGTGATCGGTTACAGGGTGCGGTGCATTGGCGATTAGCTCGACAGTCAGAACGACCAAGGAGCATTGGGGATTGAGCCGAGATAAAGGCAAGTTCCTACGGGCTATCACCGTTAGTACAGCAAAGACTGAACTGCGGAAAGAGCAGGCGCTTGGTCGGTTCCCTAAGAATCCGAGAGACTATACAACCTGGGTGGACCGCAACCCAAGAAAACCGATACAGAGTGTCAAGTTCGGTGGTAGTATTGCATATCTACAGAAGATTCAACTGTCTGAAGTATATGAATATATTTTCCTGGAACTCGCTCGACTGTCTCCCTACGGTGAGAGTAAGCGGTCCCGTGGTGCCAGGTTCCGCCGCCGGCATTATGACGAGTCTCATGTCATGCTGGTGGATGGTCGGGCGGTTATCCGCGAGGGTAAAGATGCCTCCATCGTGGCGATCAAGAATGCCACCAAGTACATCGGCCCGAAGTCCAAGGTTCAGTTTGTGAATATCCAACCCTACGCTCGGAGGATCGAGCGAGGTTATCTCGGTGGCCCCGACCTCTATAAGCGGAAGATTACCCGGGGGGCTCGTAAGGGTCAGACTGGATTCAAGAAAGTCAATTGGACAATGCAAGCGCCGAACGGAGTTTACAAGGTTGTCGCTAAACGTGCGGCGAGACGGTTTAGAGGGGTTGCCCGGATACAATTCACCTTTGCTCAGTTACCAGCCCTTGGGTACAGCTTCACAGACAAGGGTAAGAAGATCGGTCAGTTTTATCCGGTGATTGTTGTTCGTTCTGATGCAGCGGGGATAACCAGACCATGAGTGGATTGAAAGTACGCACCGAGGTCAACGATTACCTTACTGCCAATTGGACCGACACCGTTATCGTGGATGCCGAGAACCAATTCTCTACACCACCTCCAGACCTGGCACCCTGGTTGACAGTGATGTACCTGGGCGCCACCGAGCAGCAACCTTGCCTTGGCCCACTGGACACGGTACGCAAGCGAGAGATCGGCTCGTTCAATGCCATCGTGTTTGTCGCCTCCGGTACCGGGTGGGACGTGGCGTTGCAATACGCCGAAGATTTGAGAACCTTGTTGCGCGGTCAGAACCTCAACGGGGTCATGTTACAGACGGTAGATCCTCCAGACACCGCTATACCGTCGCAGGCTCAAAGTAGTCAGGGTAATTTCTTTGGATATGCGGTGTCGTGTCAATATGAATACGACTATTTTTGATAGGAGAACGTTATGGCTGTCGTGAGTGCCGACCAACTACAACTCTCAATCGTGGAGGAGGTCACCCCGGGTGTGACTCCTGCGACTCCAGCGTTCCTGGTCCTACCAGTTACGTCTGAGTCTCTGGCTGGCAATGCGACCACCCAGACATCATCTACATTGAACCCTTATGGGCAGGTATCAGGTTCCATCCTGACCAACATGGATACCGGCGGCGATATCTCCATTGAGTTCGCCGACTCCGATGCTGTCAGACTGCTGCTGGAATCGGTGCTGTCGGAGAACTTTGTTGCGGCGGACGGTGCGCCTGGGCCGGTACCCCCCGGCAACGAGCCCGGGGTGGCTCCATTGGTGGCGGATATAGGTACCACCAAGATATCCTTTACTGCCGAGGTTCGATTCCCTGATCCAATTAACATTGGGCAGTTCCTGTATCAGCGGTTCACCAATTGTATTGTGGACACCTTCAATATTACTGCTGACCCTGAGAACCCGGTCACGGCATCCTTTACCCTGCTGGGCGGGGTCCCTGCGGTGGATACAACCATGATCGCAGGTGCCACCTATGTCCCGGCTGGCAATCAGGATGTGTTCAGAGGTCCTGACTTCCTGACGCTTCAGTTCGGTGGCATCACTACCACCCTGCCGTGTATGAACTCCTTCAACCTTGTGTTGAACGCTAACCTGCGCGGCCAGAAGTGCCTGGGTACTCTGGGTAACAGCGATGTCATCATCGGTCAGCGAGACCCCAACGGATCGGCATCGGTGTACTTCATCGACAACAGCATATTGCAGGCGATGATCGATCAGACCGAGTTCGCCTTGACAGTGGAGATGAAAACTCTATCGGATAGTTACTTTGCTGCCTTCCTGCCTCGATGCAAGCTGACCCAGAACCCGGTGGTTGCCACCGGCACAGGAGCGGATGTGGTCAATGACTCGTCGTTCCAGGGGGCCTATGACGAGACTGAACAAACGTCGCTTCGCCTGTGGGTTGAGTGATGCTGGTTGAGAGCGGCCTGCTGGTTCTCCAGTACAGTGAATACCCGTCCACTGTTCTGGTCGCTCTCTTAACATTGTTGTGGTATGGCGGGTATGTAAATAGGAGACGGGTAATGAGTAAGTTTGACGGGTTTGACGATTATCGTTCCAGTAGGGATTTCGAGTCGGGTAAGGGTGTCACCCTGGACCTGGGAAAAGGTCGCAGTGTGACGATCCACCGGGCTGGTGGTTCCAACCTCAAGTACATCAAGGCGATCAGCCGATTGGCTCGGAAGTACAAAACCTCGATGGCTAGTATGGATGTGGACCTGGACAATAAGCTGATGGCTGAAGTGTATGCTGCCACCATTGTTGTCGATTGGTCTGGGTTCACTTCCGGTGGGGAACCGATCCCCTGTACCGTGGAGAACGTCAAAGAGTTCCTGGTCGAGTTCCCGGTGGTATTCGATGCCATCAAGGATGCCGCCAGCAACGTGTCAAACTTTCTCGTTGAACAAGTGCAGGAGGATTCAGAGAACCTGGGAAACTTATAAGCTGGTTCATCGAGTGGGGCGATCACGAAAAACGCCTCACCGAGATAGCTGAAAAAGGACACCCGGTTCCTGCACTCGAACGCAAACCGAGCATCATAGGATTGGAGTGGGTTTGGGAGGCGTTTTGGAAGCTGTCAACATGCAGGGATATAGGGATGGGGGCAGGCCCCATTCCCTGGGTGGCGGTCGATCAGTATGCTCGAAGGATGGAGTTGAACTGGGAAGAGTGCGCTCATTTTGAATTTTGCATAATGGCAATGGACCGAGTGTTCCTGGAAAACAAGGCTAAAGCACATGGCGACAGAAACAAGGATCATAAAGCTAGAGATTAACAGCGCCCCTGCTGCTCGATCTCTTCGCCGGATGGATCGAAACCTGGAAAAGACTCGAAAGTCGGCTCAGGGTCTACAGGCATCGTTCACCAAGTTGAACCGGGTATTCGGTGTCCTTGCCTTGGCGGGTGTCGGTGGTGGTGCGATCCGTGGTCTGGTGCAGATGGTGGATGGGTACCGGGAACTTGAGGGTCGAGTTAATCTTGTAGCAAAGGAGACCGTCGGTCTGGAAGCTGCGATGGATGACATCACAGCTACAGCCCTACTCACATACACCTCGATGGAGTCGGTGGGTATTGCTTATACTCGGTTGGGCAATGCTACCCGGGAGTTGGGTGTGGGACATGAGGATTTGATCAAGTTATCCACCGCCCTAGCTGACTCTATTCGACTGTCTGGTGCAACTGCTAAAGAAGCAGACGCTTTTATGATTCAGTTCGCCCAGGGTCTCGCCTCGGGTGCCTTGCAGGGTGACGAGTTCAGGACTGTCTCCGAATCGAATATTCGTATTATGCAAGTCTTGCAAAAGGAGTTTGGTAAGAGCGCCGGTGAGTTGAAGAAGATGGCAGCAGAGGGTTTGCTTGTTGCCGAGCGGGTCATCCCCGCTATCCTGGCTGAACAGGAAAAACTCAGGGAGGAGGCAGAGAGCTTACCCATCACCGTGGGGAGATCGTGGACAAACCTAGAGACAATTTGGGTTCGGTTCCTGGGTCAAATGGAAAGAGGTGTCGGGGTATTTGGTGCGCTCGCTCAAGGGATAAGCACGTTCGCTAAGGGTGTGGATTTACTGGGTCAAGGTTTAGACTATGCGACTAAGCAAGTTGAGGAGTATGATCTAGAGCTAGCTATAAAAGGTGTAACTTCCGCAACCTATGCCTTTGAAGAAGCTAATAAAAAATTAGAAATAGCTGAAGCTAAAGTGTTGGCTGTGGAAGAGAGGCGCAGTGAATTCTGGACTACGAAATCGTTTGATGCTGCGGTAGCCCGGGTTGATAAAGAACGTACTGCTGCCGCATTGGAGAGAAAGGATGCCCTGGTACTCCTGTATGATTGGGAGAAAAAGGTATCCGACATAGTAAAATCTAATCTCTCAGCCAGCCCCACGGCCACTGGTGGTAGTAGCATCCTTACTGGAGAAGCTACAAGCGGCGCTACCAATAAAGCATCCACCGGAGATAAGTTAGACAAGCTGACATTCACCGAAGCGGCCCGGGCGGTTGGACTGTTTAATGACGAGTTGGATCAATATCAAGCCACCCTCGATGACATATCCCAAAGCGAAGAACTGACTGCTGAAAAGACGAAAGTGTTGATACAGAACTTCGAGAGTGGTTCTCTATCGGTAGACCAGTTTCGTGAAGCGTTCGAGGGTTTATATTCTGAAATAGATCTTGCCGCAACGGAGACTGAAAAAGCTATCGGTTGGACTGAAGCACTCTCTACCGCTCTCGGTCAAACGTTAGCCAGTGCCACCTCTACCGCCAGCGATGCGATCATTGACTTTGCTGTCAGGGCAGAAGGTAGCTTTTCAGACGCTGCCCAATCCATCCTTGAGTCCATCGCGAAGATGATGATCCAGATGGCACTGATGAGATCTCTGTTCGGGGCAACCGGGACTGGTGGAT